TATAAATCCAGAAGATAAAGAAAAGATTTTTAATTTTCTGGAAAATGCATGCGGCTTGTTTGACGCACCTTGCTATGATTACAACAAGTGCGTTAATATTGTCAATTTTTTGTATAGACAATTTAGTATTATAGACGAAGACGGATTGCATAAAATACAGGCTTTTTTAAAGATGCATAAAATGTGCGGCCTATATGTTATGTTAATTTTAAAAGAGGATTATGATGAGTGATGTAAAGTTGCCAAAAAATAATAAATATATGGATTCTAAAAAACAAAACAAAGATAACATAGAAAATGCTTTTAATGATTTTAAAAGATTATTAGCAGACAAAACTCATCCAGACAATCAAACTCCAGCTTATCACAATAATGTTATATCTACTCTTAATAGGCTTCTTGTTTCTGCAGATGAATTAGACGGAATAAATCCTGGAGAAGGAATCTTCGGATTAATAGTATTGGCCCTCAGGTCTTGTTTGAAACTAAGAGATGATAATACAAAATTAGAAGTAGAACTAAGAGATTTAAAGCTAGAAATAAATAGACTTAAGAAAAATCAGAAGGTAAAATGACTTTTAAAAATAAGGTTATAAATCTTATTTTGGATCAGATATCGGAAGTTAAAAAGAAGATAAGATACCTGGAAGATGAATCCAAGAAATTTTCTGTTGCTCCAGACGCCAACGGTGTCTATACTGGATTGGTAGGATACCGCGAGGCCCTGCAAGATATATTATCTGAAATAAGGAGCATGAATGAAAGCGAGCGAAGTAATAGAGATATTTGAGCCAAACAAGGAAGAAAAACTTTTTAGACTGCTCAAATCTTTCGGAATCAAAGCCAACTCTGTTAAGCTAAATAAAAAAAGATTTTTTGATATTTATGATGTAAAATTAGCCAATGGAGTCAGGTCGTCAAGACTGGATAGAGTTTTGGTAGATATAGGCATGGCTATGTCATCTTACTCTCATCCTAATGGTCATCCGATTATGAAGGATGGAATCTATAGAATAGAGATTCAAAGAGAAGAGATAGAGCCGCCTTTGTTCGGACAGGTTTATAACTCTTTTGCGAAGAATCATTATGCACCAATTGCATTAGGGATAGATTCCTTGGGAGAACTTCTATCTATTGATTTGAATGATTTGCCAAACTTGTTAGTAGGAGGAACTACTGGATCTGGAAAAAGCATTTTGCTGCATAGCTTTGTTCTATCTTTAATAGGGTCTGATGCATTGTTATATCTTATTGATCCAAAGATGGTAGAGTTTGGAGTATATTCTGACTTCTCTTCGGTTAAGTCTATTGTTAATTCGGCAGAAGATGCAGGACTTGTTATAGAAGAAGTTAGGCTTATTATGGAGTCTAGATTTTCCATTCTTCATAAAGCTGGATGCAGAAGCGTTATAGAATATAATAAGCGTATAAGCTCAAGAAACAGAATGCAACCGATTGTAATCATCGTAGATGAATGGGCAGATATAGTCTTGCAAGATAAAGATGTTCAAAAAACATTATGTCTTGTTGCGCAGAAAGGCAGAGCAGCGGGGGTATCAATAATCTTGGCAACACAAAGGCCTTCTTGTAGAGTAATATCTGGTTTGATTAAATCAAACTTTTCAGGTCGGATAGCTTTAAAAGTGGCGTCAGCTGTTGACAGCAGGGTTATATTGGATCGCGGCGGCGCAGAAAAAATAACAGACGTTGGCACAGGATTGTATTTAGACGGAACATTATCAAAACCAAAACTTTTTAGAGCACCATTCGTAAAAGATGTTCAAAGAGAGTTAAGTCAAATTAAACCAGCAGTTAAAAAGAAATCCTTTTGGGACAGGTTACTATCTTGATTAGATATTCAAAAGAAGAAATAATAAAAACTGTAACAATAACCAGTTTAGCTTCTAAGTTTTCAATATCATTGGAGCAGATAAACAGTGGGAATTTTACACACAGGTGTAAGTGCCCGTCTGCAGAACATAAGAATGGTTCTGAAAGAACAGGGTCTTTATATATTGATGATGTAAATAATAATTTTTATTGCTTTGGATGCGGAGCGTCTAACAATGCTATTGACTTTTACATATTATGTAAAGGTGTAGACTTTTCTACAGCGATATATGATTTATCAGAATTTGTTGATCCAACGAAAATTGGAAAAGTTTCCAAGCAAAAAAAGGCTATGAATTTTTCACAGCTTTTGCAAATATCTAATTGTTTTAGAGATGCTCAAAAGCGACATCCTGATGACATTGCTTGGATAGAAAGCCTTATGAAGAAGACAGATGGATATATAAAAGAAGTTGATAGGTATGATGTACATCGCACAAAAGCATTATTGCGAAAAATAAAAGATGCTATAAATAGGAGGTATTCAAACAAATGAGAATAATTGTTTGTGGAGATACACATATTGGTGCCGTCTTTGGCCTTGGCAGAGCTAATGGCAAAGGCGGAAATACAAGAGTTGATGATTATGAGAAGACTCTTAATCATGTAATTGACTATACCATAAAGACAAAGGCTGATATTTTTGTTCAAACAGGTGATATCTTTGAATATAGAGATCCAAGTGTTGAACATATGAGCATTGTAGATAAGGCGTTAAAACGATTATCTAATGCGAATATTGCAACTTTTGTTATTATGGGAAATCATGATTACAAAAAGAGCGGATCTAGTTTTACAAGCTCTATAGTTTCTCTTTCTGCAACAGAATATCCTAATGTAAGAATGTTGCTTGAACCAGAGGTTGTGCAAGTTTGTAATGCAAAGAATGAGAAGGTCAGCCTTCTGCTTCTCCCTTATAGAGATAGAAAGATGTATGAAGGAACAAGCGTGGTTGAACAATCTAAGAATTATGATTTGCATGTTAAAGAAATGATTGCAGCTTCCACAGATGGAGATCCAATCTTAGCGGTTGGTCATAACTTTTTTTATGAAGGAAGTTATACAGATTATGGTGGAACCGAAATTATGGCAAGCCCATCAGCCTTTGAGGGTTGTGATATAACTATGATGGGTCACCTGCATCAATTTAGGGTTTTGCGGAAACACGCACCAGTATGTGTATATACAGGCTCTATGGAGCGATCAAATTTTGGGGATACAAATGTTGAGAAATATTTTGTAGATTATGACATTTCAAAGAAGAAGGCAAAATTTTGCAAATTTCCTATAAGAGATTTATTAGATGAGTCAATTGACTTATCAGGCGTTGGCTTTGCAGATGTAGGCAAAGTCTTGGAAGATGCTTTGGAAGAATATGATTTGAAAGATAGAATTGTTAGATTCAAGATTCTAATAGATGAAAAGGTCTTGCCAGCAATAGACAAGGCGTCTATTGAGTCTAGCCTTTATAGCCTTGGGGCATTTCATGTTTCGAGAATATCTATAGAAGCCATAACAAAAAGAATTGTTAGAGATAATTCTATATTAAATAAAAAAGATGATTTCTCTATGTTTAAAGCGTTTGTTAACTCTCAAGACATAGATAGTGACTATAAAAAGTCCTTATTAAAAGAGGCTAAAATAATAATGGGAGAAGTATGATACCTTCTAATCTTAAAATGAAAAACTTCTTTTCTCACAAAGATAGTGAAATAGATTTTTCAAAATTTAGTTCTGCCCTTCTCATCGGAAATACAGAAGGCGATTATAGAAAGTCAAATGGATCCGGTAAGAGCGCAATTTTTGAAGGGGTTTTGTGGTGCTTGTTTAATAAGTCAAGGGCCGCGATGATGGATGATATAATAAGATGGGGAGAGACATCTTGTTCTGTCACTTTGGAGTTTAAGCATGGCGATTCAAATTATATGGTTAACAGAACCAGATGCAGAATGAATTCAACATCTATTGTTGAATTCTTTATCCTGGACAAAGCGGGTGAGTGGCAAGATATATCTTGCTCTACTTCTGGAGATACAAACGAAAAGATAGAATCAACAATAAAGTTAGATAGCAAAACTTTTATAAATTCAGTTTATTTCAGACAAAATGATATCTCTGAATTTGCAGAGTCCGAGCCTTCTAAAAAGAAGGACATTCTTAAATCTATAGTGGACATATCTCGCTGGGATGATTATGAAAAGGCTTCTAGAAAGAAGTCTAGAGATATAAATATGGATTGCAAAGTTTTAAAGAAATCTGTTGAAGAATATGATGCTGTGCTTGAAAGGCTTCAATCTTCAAAAATAGAAATAAAAGAAGCAAAGATTCAATCAGATTCTCTTATCTTGAGAAAAAAGAGTTTGTTTTCTGAGATTGATTCATTAAGCAGGAAGTATACAGTTATAAAAAAATCCTTAGACACAGACACATATGATAGAGTCATTGAACAGATTAAGTCTTTAAAGCAAGACAAAGAGCTTTACGAAAGAAAGATAAAAGCTGGCAAGGATGTTGTAGTTAAATATAATATAGATCAAAAAGATATAAATAAAAAATTAAAGGCTTTAACAAAAAAGATAAAGGGAAGATCTATAATAGATATTCCCGAAGGAAAGATAGAAGATCTTAGGTCTCAGCTTTCTCATTATAAAACTAAGAAGTCCTCATCCGAAGAGCTTATTAGTTCGCTTAATGATATAAATATAACTTCTGATGAATGTTATGTTTGTAATCAAGAGATTAACGATAGTTTGTTTAAGCGATTAAAGAAAGAGCATAATAATAAAATTGGTCAATATAAAGATCAAATAAAAGATTCTAATAAAGAAGTTTTAATTTTAGAAAAAGAAGTTGACAAATGGATTTCTATAAGAAAAGATAATAATGAATTAAAAGATATTAATTTGAATGTAGAATCATTAAATTATAAATTAGATTTAATTTTAACTAGTTTAAAAACTTCGGAAAATACCTTGCTCGAATTTAAAACCTCCTTACAGGAGGTTGAGTTTAGTTTGAAAACTAATTTAGAAATTTTAGAGTCTATTAAAAATGAAGACTTTCAAGGTTTAAGAAAAAAATTAAAATCTTTAAATGAAGAAAAAGATAAAGTTGTTAAAAAGATATCCGAAGAAGATAAGAGGATAGGAAGACTGACAGAGAGGGTCTCTTTGCTTGAGGGCCAAGAGTCTAAGATGAAGGCTGATAAAAAACAAATATCCAAAAAGCTAGAGAAAGCTTCTTTGTTTGACAAGCTATCTAGAATATTCGGGAAAGGTGGGATACAAGCAATTCTTTTAGATGCTGTTATCGAGGACCTTGAAAAATCTGCCAATAATATATTGGCGTCAATTTGTAATGAGCCAGCAATTATTGTATTAGAAACCCAAAGGTTGGGAGCAGATGGCTCGTCTATTATTGAAACTTTAGATTTGAAAGTAAGAAAAGATGGTCACCTGCAAAACTTTAAGTCTCTAAGTGGAGGGGAGAAGTTTAGAATCTCACTGGCGCTAAGAATAGCTCTTAGCGATATATCAAGCAGATATGGGGGATCATCTTTGGAGTTTCTTCTTATGGATGAGGTAAACTCTCCACTAGATAGGTTTGGTGTAGAGACATTGTTTATAAATGTAATTAAGTCATTAGAAGATAAATATAAAATATTAGTTATTACACATGATGAATCTTTAAAAGAAAAGTTTGATAATGTAATAAACATTACTAAGGTAAACGGAGAGAGCGAACTTGAGTTTATCACTAGATAGTATGCTAATTTTTTTAATTAGACTACGAGGTAATCATGATAGTTTTAACATTAGAAGAGAGTTCTGAAGAATATATATCAGGGTTTCCAAAATATTTGACATTCTCTGTGAGTAAGCCAGCTACGGTTTATTACACATTGGATGGAACAACTCCTGATGAAGACTCTTTAATTGCAGTTGGAAATGTTTATTTGCCGACAAGCGGATCTTCAATATCCGTTAAGGCTGTGGCTATATCTTCCGATGATGCATCATCAGTTCTTGAGACAGAATATAATACAGACTCAACAAGTCTAGATAGACCAAGACACCTTGGAGAGGAAGGCATTGTGGTTATTCCGTATGGAGCAGATATTGTAGACAGTTTATCATTTGATTCGGAAGGTGATGACACACAAGAAACAGCCGTTGAGCTTTCTGACTTAGAAATAAAAGCCTCAAGAACAGACTCTGGAGGAACGATGTTAGACCCTAAGAAAACATCTGTTTCATTTGTTAACTTTGCTGAGAGTCCAACTCAAGATGCGGAGACGATTCAGTCAACACCAAACAACAATGCGGAGTTTGATCCTTCTGCAAAGTTTATTATAATAGACGGCTCTACCGATGAGGCTTTCGAAAATCAGGTTGTCAAAATAGTTAATCGGCCTTATAATACTTTTGATCCAGTTAGCAAATTTTATAACGAAAGGCTTGGAGAGAAAGAGCCTATCGTTACGGGGAACTATGTAAGAAGTTTTTATAACCCAGTTAATGGGCTATATATTTCTTATTACTGGGAAAGCCTAGAGTCTAGATGGATAAAGTCTGTTCAGAAAATAGACAAAGAAACATTAAGCATTGGCCCTACTATGATCCATCCATTTGTTTTTAGATGGATACAAGATAGGGCTTTGAGTCAGTTATTTTAATATCCGTTTAAGGAGTTTGTTTTGTTAAAGTTATCAGTATCATCAATGGATACCTACGAAAAGTGTCCTAAGAAATATCATTATAGATATATAGAAAAGCCCGATGTTCAAAAGAATACGTGGGGCTTTACAGAATTCGGGTCATGCGCCCATATGGTTTTAGAGCTTTTTCATAAAGAGCTAATTTCCAAAAATATTCCAGAAAATCAATATTCAATATTGATGAAAGAGTGTTTTAAGAATGCTGTTAAAAAATTCGATATAAAGATTTTAGAAGAGCCTGTGTGGACTCCGAATGGAGAGATGCCTGGGCTGCTTTGTTTGAGAGATATTATGCAAGTCTATCTAGACAAAGTTAGAAAAGAAGGCATGCCAAATGTTCTTGGTGTTGAGCTTCCATTCAACTTTAAAATAAATGAAGACACCCTGGTAAGAGGTTTTGTAGACAGGGTTGATAAGGTCGGCCCGAAAGAATATAGGGTTGTTGATTATAAGACTAGCAAGAGTGCCAAGTATTTATCAGATTTTCAACTCCTTGTTTATTCCGAAGCTTTAAGAAGAGTTTATAAAGATGCAGAGGTTATTCATGGATCATATGTTATGCTTAAGCATAACTGCAAATCATATGATTATACTTTTACATTAAATGATTTAGATAATTGTAAAAAATTAATTACAAAAAAAGCAGGTTTTATTGACATAGATACAACCTGGGTTAAAAAGCCATCGATACTTTGTCAATGGTGTGACTATAAACCAATATGTCAAGATGCTTGGGCAGAATAGGAGGAAAATATGAAAGATGTTTTTAAAGGTGTCGTAAGAATGTATGATGAAGATGTTTATATAAACACTCAAACAAAAGAAGGTTATGCTAGAGTTCTTGAGCGCATTGACCCGTTGTTATGCAAGTGGGCCTCTAAAACATATATGCCAGGATATAACTTTGAAGACATAAAGCAAGAATTAGCTCTTATTATAATTGAAGGAGTTAATGCTTATGATCCAGAAAAGAAAGTTAAACTTAGCACCTTTTTGCACACTCATCTTAGAAACAAATTGGTCTCCAAAATAAAAAGCGTTAACAAGCTTTCGAATGATGCCTATAGTCTTTATGAAAAAGCAGAGTCTGAAATGTGCGAATGCGGTGGCCTTATATCGTTTTCCAAAAAAAGATGCCCAGAAAACAATTCTCTAATTACAAGATATGGTTGTAAACAATGTGAGAAAGAATATAAGCCAAATTATAGAAAGTCAAGAGAGGAGCTTGTTTTTAGCGCAATGCCTAAGACTGATCCAAGAAGTGGAGAAGAGTATGCTGAGTTTGAGAATGGCTTATCTAATGCTGATAATCTCTATTCTAACGGAGGCTCAGCCCTTGACAGAATTGATTTAGAGCTTACAATAGAAAAGCTGTCAAAGATAATTGATGAAAAAACTTATATAATATTAAAGATGGTGTGTCTAGAGGGGCACTCTATAAAAGATGCAGCAAAAGAAGTTGGCCTTACAGGTTGGGCTGCAAGCATGAGGCTAAAGAAGCTTAATAGGTATAAAATAATAAATGATTTATTATCTGATTATCTTAAATAAAAATGAATGATAATTTTATAAAATATATAAAAAATGAAAAAGATATTTCTAGATATAAAATTTCTGTTTTAGAAAAAAGACCAAATAAAAATTATACACATAGGCTTATTTCTATTGAAAAAGATTTTTTAGAATATCCTTTTGAAAAAATTGATTTTAAAGACCTAGACGGACTTAGGGATGCGATTTCTCTGTTCAAAACAGACAGAGGGCAATTCGAAAAAAGATTTGCAAAAAATAGTGTTTTTAAAACAATTGCAGTTTCTAATCAACAAATTTTAATCTTAAAGAAAAAATTAAAATATTATGAAGATTTATATAAATATCTTTTAGATGTTAAAATAAAAAAAATTAATTTATTACAAGATGAATATATAAAGTCAAAACTAAAAAGTAATAAGAAAAAAGATCTATCTATAGGCATAGACGGCCTAACGGAAGCCGAGGGGGTTCATCTTGCAAAGAAGCGCGCAAGAATTCAGATTCTCACGTACTGTTTGTCTAGGTTTATTTATCATGAAACAAAGAGAATAAATGATACATATGATTTTAAAGATTCTTCTTTTGAGTCTTATGAAAATGTAAGAAAAATTTTAGATAATTTATTTGTAGATATTAATCATAATATTTATAAACATTATAATAATGGAATAAAAGAAGTTCCTTTGTTGATCAATGGCACATTGGGGCATAATAACTTTGTGCATACAATTTATCCTCTGGTAAATTTGATGGATAAATATCCTGGCAATTATTTTGTTAAACGAATATTGCAGAGTGATAAATCATTTTTTAATAAGAATAAAATCTTTATAAATAAAAAGTTTGTAAAAAGAGGATTTGGAATTATTACCCCGATGGAGCGAACCGGGAACGAATCCATAACTTTATTATATTTAGACTTATGGACAGATAATGGTATTTCAATAAGATCTATTATGGAAAAAGATTTTTTTAATTATAATCTTAATGGCAAATATTTTAAGACAATTTCAACAAAACCAATATGGACATTTAATGAAAATATAAATAATAAATTTCTTTTAAGAGAAGCTTTGTCTATGCTGGAACTCGACCAGTCTTCGCTGGTTGATGAGATTGATTTTAATGATCCAATTATTTTAGATAGTATAAATAAATCAGAAAAAGGCAATATCTCTATTTGCTCTGAATCAAGTAAGATTTTTATTTCTGCAACTAGATCTGAATCTGAACATATAAAAGAAGCTTATGAATGGATAGAGTTACTAATAAAAGAAATAAAAAATGATTATAAAGATATTTTTTCTCCTATTACTTTAAAAGATAAGGAAAGGGAATACAGGACGGATAGAGTCAAGGATATCAAGGGGTAATAGGTTTATGGACGTTAACAAAATTCATGAAATCAAAAAAGATTTAGGAATAAAAGAAGAAGCTTTAGATGAATTTTCTGTTGTTTTGGGCAACTTGCATTCTAATCTAAATTCTGTAATAGAATTGGCGTCTCTAATGGTCTCAGGAGATCAGGAAGAGGGAGGGGTTGACGAGGGCTATAAAGACGAAGGTCCAAAAGAACTTGGTGAAGACCTTTTTGGTGGAGTCATCCTTGAAGAAGAGGGTGATGATTTTGATGAAGATGCCTTTCAAACAGAAGAGTCCGAAACCTCCTTAGATGAATCTCCTATTAAGAGTTTGACTGATTCGTTGAAAGCATCTTTCGAGGCCAATGGATTATCGGGTGTAGATCAAGCCTTGGTGGAATTGATTGGTGAGTCTAGACTGAACCTTCAAAGTCTTGAGCCTTTCAGCATTCAAGTAGAATTCTTTATTAAAGAATATGGATTTATAGAGTTTGTTGAAGATAGGTTTTTAAGTATTTCTGCCGCTTTGTCAGGCCCGGCAGATAAGCCTGAGTCTCAAGAAGAAGCCTTGGGCATAGAGCCTATCTCTGGCCCTATAAAAAGAAAGACTTTTAGGATTTTAGATAAACTTAATTTAGATCAAAACATATATAACAACATGAACATAACTCAAGAATTTTTCGAAAGCGAAGATTCAGAGCTAACTTATTCAGAAAGATTGCTAAAAAGCCAAGAAGAAGACGAGACAGTTACTGCTTTAAATTTTCATGAAGTCTTTAATAAACTTGGAGAAAAAGCAAGAGGCTTTGAGATAGATGACTCTACTGATCCTCCGCAGCTTGTATTGGCTGTGGATAATCTAAACATAGTGAGAGAAACGATTGTGAGTCGATTACAAGCATTGGATGATGCTGTTGACAAAAGCAAAGGTTCTCTTTTTAATATAACCGTCGAGCAAGTTGACGAAAAAATAGATGGATACGAAAGACATAGAAGAGCCTTTGCTAATGCTTTAGACGACATTGTTTCTGCCATTAAAAAAAGAGATGATTATTTAACTGCTTTGGTTTATGACTTGATGAAACAAGGGTTTGCTGCTTCAGATCCTGTTGCGAGAAAAGCATACGAATTGTCAAGAGTTGTTAGAGATGAAAACTCACAAATATTTAAGCTCTTATTTGGTTTGGCTAAATCTATTGTATTTGTAGATGTAGAAGGAGATATTCATCAATTTGGATATGGTGTCGATAAAAAATTCTTTGAGAATTATGATACCCGCTTAAGAGATACGTTTGAAGATATTTTTCATAGACAGTTAAAAAATAAAATTAAAATGTTTTTCAACAAGAAGAAGAGCGGAGGTTGGTCTAAGGCTTCTTTTTGTTATTATTTAGCTGGGTCTATTCGAAGAAAGACTCTGCAAGAAGCGGCATATCAAAAAGGATTTAATATAGTAACTACCAGTTGGAATTATGCCTCTTGTTCTGTTTGTGGGAAAAATGTATATACAAGAAAGCGTCAAGATGCACCGAGAGGCTCCGGAAGAAGGGAGCCTGTCCGTATACAGGATTATTCTGAGTATCAAACAGACATTTATAGTTTGTTCAGAAAGAATGGCAGTCTTATAACCAACGAAGAATTAAGGCTAGAGGACGACGGGGTGACATTGAGAGTTTTTGACACCCCGCCTACATTGTCTGCGAAAGAAGAAGGTGGCGGCAAAACTTGGGATGAGATCGAAGCATTGGTGCATTCTGGAGCCAAGGAGGAGCATATAGAGGGCATCCAGCGACGAGCCTGGGCCTTGAAGCGACTTGGAGCCAGGAAGGTTCCTACGAGAACTGGTCAAGTTTCCAACATTAAGTTTAAATGTCCGTATACAAAAGTTTTAGACAGACCTCAATCACTGCAAAGACTTGCCAAGGGAAAGTCAGATTTTGAATGCGGTCTCTTTCTGGACCCCACCCCCCTTCTTCAAGAAGGCAGTGCGAATGTTTCTCCTGCAAGCTTACAAGCTGTTCGTGCAGAAACAAAAGATATAAGTCCAAATGAATTATTTGAATTAAAATTAGATGAAGCTGTAAAGGGAGGCTTTCTTGATGAGGGCAGAAAACAAGAGTTTTTGAAGGAGCTTGAAAAGAGAAGAGGGGGAGGCTGGAAGTTCTCAAACAAATATTTTAATTGTCCTACAAGAATACCTGCGTCTGAAATAGCAGCAGCTGTGGCAACAGCAGGCCCTCGATCAGAAACAGAAGACACCGCTAAGCCTGTATTAGAACGAATTATAGCAAAAGAGTTTTTGAAAAAATATTCTTATATTGCAAGCCCTATAGCTGGACCAGCATCAAAAGAGCGACTCGCTCCAATCAAAGGCAACTTGCCACAAACATATCCTCCGGTCAATGCTGATGGGTCATATGCAGAGCTAGCCCCTGGAACAATGTCGTATTTGGTGTGCGGATCTCAAACAAGTTTGTCGTCTTTCTCTAGAGACTTAAACGAAGAAGGCTCCCTGCCTAGAATTCTTAAAACTTTAATGGAACAGGCAAAAGATGATCCGCTTCTTGGCGAAAAGATGTTGAATTTAGTTGAAACCCTCTTTTCTCTTGGAGTAGACATTAGTGATGTTTCTCCTTTTATCTCAAATATATTGAGCCCAGAAGTTGCAATTGCCGAGCTAGAAGAATCTGGAAGGCTTAATAAGATATCACATATCTTAGCTTTGGCGATGGCGGCCCCTGTGAATTTGGAAATAAGCCTTAGTGGTGCTAATTTTAATCGTATGGATTTATTGGGAGATATAAAGCTGGTTTGTTCCCATAATCATAAGTTTACAATTAGAGATTCTGTTTACTTCGCCAAAACACATACGGGTATTAACATTAGAAATAAAAGAAGATCTAGATATTTATTAGATGATATTGTTAATTCTGGAATACTCACGTCAGAGGGCGTAGATAACTTTGGTAGAACAATCAAACTATTGAGCAAGAATGGAGATAGATACATTGTTCCGGTAGAAGAAAGCTCAATGTTTGGCAGCGAAGAGGAGATAAAATATAATTACGAAGAATGGGTCGGAAGAGTAGATGATGTAGGAAGAATTATATTCGAAGATCCAGAAAAACCTAATGCCTTTTATAGTTTTGGATCGGTTCCTAAGAATTATATTTGGGGGTCTGAGGAATCTTACGACTTAAGTTCTGCAAGGCAAAGAGAAGCGCGTGACGTAGATACGATATTAGAAATTGAAAACAATAGCGAAGGCGCATTGGGTGGATCTAAAAATGATGCTGAAGGAAAGCCAACAGGGGTTGATGCCGGAACAAAGGCGGCAAAGAAAAACTTTGAAACAAGCGGCCCATCTATCATGGGAGGACGCAGCGATTATGGTGGAGCCGAAGGAATCATCCGAGCAACAACTCCAGTAGGAATGATGCTCAAATCTTTTATAGAGACTATACAAGATTGGCTAGATATATCAACCACCCTAGAGATAAGAGGCTCCTTGACAGGAAGGCCTATTCCTTTTTCGAAGGAGTTTATGGACGCCGAAGAAGGTCCTGCTGGCAGCATAAGTATGTCGAGCCTTGCTAAGTCTATGGTAGAAATAGTCGTAAGAACTGTAGAAGAAGAAAACGAAGAAGGCCAAATCCTTTCCGAGGATTCTTTGGGAATAATTAATTTAGCTATTTCAAAATTTGAAACAGATTATCTTTTGGCCCTAGAGAATGTTGATGTAAGATTGCTGAGTTCGATAGGAAGGCCTCTTGATGAAAGAATTCTGAAGAATATAGGCTCCTCTATAATGAGCGCTATAGACGAGTATTTTGGAGCAATAGACGAGGGAAATGTTGCTGCCTTATCTGCATATAGAGAGTTTCTCTTTGAACATAATACAAACAAAATAGATGTTGAAAATATATTATCATTAGAATATGCTGGTAAAGGTTTTTCTAGTTTATTAGAACAATTCAAAGCAAGTCTTATTCCAGGTCTGGGACGCGAGGGGACAAGGAGAATTTTATATGATCCATTAGCTGTGAAGCAAAAGGGGCCTGGAATTGACAAGGAATATTATCAAGAGGGCATCCCTCAAAAGGGCGAAGGAGTAACCGATAAAATTGCTAAAATGAAAGGAAAGCATTTCATGGCGAGAGTCTTGTCTGCATCTTCCGCTTTGTATCTTGCAGACGCTATATCTTATATTTATAATTTTCATATGAGAGACTCTAAATCAAGAGAATATATAGGTTATGATATTGGGGTGGATCTATCTAGTTCGGATAAAGTTTTGGCATTAAGCCGAGGAGATACGGGTCAAATAACAGTAGGCGTTGATAGGGTTACCGCAGAGAAGATCGATGATAATGCTCAAATTTTTTATGAATTATATTTTGACAATATAGCTGATTGCGTAGAGCTTATTAAAAATGAAATGTTCTTATTAAGAACGGCGTGTACTTCTTCTAAGTATATGAATAAAGCTATAGACTATATAAACAATCACTTTAATGAGTTAATAGATAAGTTAGAAGCCTCTGAGCCATCAGAGGATTTGCAGAGGGCGAAAGATGTTGTTAATAAGGTTTTAACCAATGAGCCTTTCACCACAATAGACTTATCACCAAGCGGAAAGTATAGGAAGTTCTTTGGAGGCAGCGGGAACAACAAAGAGCTAGTTCCTCCTCAAGACGCCCATAGTATTATGCCATTATTTGGAACATATTTAGTGGACTATAATGGTGGAGGAGATTATTATCCAATATTTGCTCTTACCGGAAAGGGTAATGTGTATCATAATTTTGATATAAATATTCCAGAGCCTATTATGGTAAAGGGATTATATGTTTTATCATCCAAAGAGTTGCCAAACGCAATAGAGCTCGAAGATATTTATGACAGATTGCCAGAAGTATATCAGAAAAATGGATGGAAAATCTACAGCGTCAACCTTGGGCGACAAAAGGATGAGTACTCTTTGGCAAAGGGATCTAAAAACGAAGGCTTCAAAAAGGGCATTAGCTTAATATATCATCCTGCCACAGGTAGGGTTGTTCCAGACGGAGCCGAGGACATTATTGGATATAGAAATGATGAATTCCAATTTGATTCCTCTCAGGCTATACATCTTGGATCATTAGCCATGAGGGATGGAAAGGATAATCTTTTTCCTCCAAGCCCTCTAGACGGAATAAGTGATGTTGGTATACCAATTCCCTTAGATTATGAAAACTTAGACTCAGACAAGCTTAGGGCGTCACGAAAACTCTTTCCTGTAGTTGGATCTAGAATACCAATATCTTTACCAACTTCGGTTCCTGGGGTTCCAATAGAGTTGGATATATCAGACTTCTTAATGAGAGATCCTCCCGAAACAGCGTTGAGCATACTCAGGAGGATAGGCGTTATTTATCAAACATATAAAGTAGATTTAAAGCAAGCTATATCAGGTGGCGCTACTACGACACATCAGACAAAGATAAAAGATAGATATAGAAAAATAATATCTGGATTATTCTCTTCTTATAGAGGTCTTCCATATTACATTGCCAACGCAAAGAGTGGTACAAAGCGCGAAAGAAAGAAGAGTGGTTACAAGTTTGGAGATACTCCCGAAGAGGCTGTAGCGGCCACTACGTCGGCGTCTGATCAGACTTACAAGTACTCTCCAAGAGTGTCTTCTTATATTCCTCTTGTTGATTGGGTAACAATGCACAAAATGATATTTGGAGAACAGTTTGGACCAAACTGGGGAGGTCATCAGCTTTGGGAGGAAGAAGATGGAGACGAAACTGTTAACGAGCGAAAAGAGTCTATAGAGCAATTTATAATAAATGTTCACGGACTAGATAAGTTATCAGTTTTAATCGGAGAGCGATTAGACAGAGCGAGGGGCGTCGAGCGCGGAACAACATACATTGACCCTACAGATCTTCTAAACCCTGATGAAAGACTTTTTAAGAGGGGGGGTATTACGCCTCAAGAATGTAGAGATCTTTTTGATTATGAAATTGGGAAAGACACATTTACAACTGATGATGGAACTCCTTGGATGCGCTTGAAGCCAGAGGCCAGAAGAGATATATCTAGTGACGCTGGACAAAAAATGTTTAAACATTTTGGAAGATGGGTGAAGGGTACAAACACCTATTATCCAATAGGGGCAAAAGACGAATCTGATTCTGTTACTGGAGATCCGCATGCTTATATTAAAATAATGAATGTGATTTTTCCGTCCAATAAACTTGGAAAAGATGACAAAATGACTCCCAGAGAGAGGATGAAGAGGGTTAGGGATTCTGAATCTCCAGATATTTTAAATATAAAAGATCTTTATTCTCATTCTATTATTAGTGGTGAAGGTACAGATGTTCAATATTATCCTGTTCCAAAAAATTCAGATGAAGTTAAAAAATATCTAGAAAAGCTTTCAAAAGTTAGGCATATTTCTGTACAGAGATACGCTGAAGCTATTAGCGAATATCTGATAGAATACATAACAGAAGATTTATTTTCAAGCCTCAACAAGGAAGGCGTATATAAATTTAACAAGATAAAATATTCTAAAAAATTAAAGAAAGATATATATTGCAACGGTATAATAAAAAATGCAAAGCTTTATACTTTGTGGAAATTTTTAACTAACTGAAACTAGGAGCAAACAATGAATATTGTAAAAATTTTTAACGAATCTGATGGAAAGCAAGACGAGAATACCACTTGGTCAACAGAAGATGTCAAAGAATATGTTAAGCAATACTTGGTTTATGAATTACAGATTAAAGATCTGCAGGACTCTAGAAGAGAGTGGTCCGCAGATTTTCTGGACCAAAAAAGTATTCCAAAGAAAGAGTTAACGCAGGCGCTAAGTGCTGCTAAAAAAGATTTAGATATGGATATTGTGAACGAGATTTATGACAACATATCAGACATGTTTGTTGATTAGATTAGATTCTGTTGAAATTTAATTTTTCGTGACTACAATTATTATTGAAGGCCAGCATCCTTGCTGGCCTATATAAATTAGAAATTAAAGCATTGAGGTTTTCATGACAAAGGGTCCTTTTGTATCGCTGCATAATCATACTGAATTAGGAAGCCCTTTGGATGGGATGAATGATACCTATGACTTGTTTCGTAGAGCCAAAGAGGTTGATCATCCGGCAGTAGCCGTGACCGACCATGGAACCTTGACTGCCTTATATGACGCTTGGAAGGCCAGTCAAGAAACTGGTGTTAAGCTAATACCTGGAATAGAAGCTTATTTTGCAGATGATTTATCTAGCAGAAAGTCTTACCATTTAGTGCTTTTGGCCAAGAATGAAATAGGGTATAGAAATATTCTTAAGTTGAATTATCATTCATATCAAAATCAAGTTTCTGGATATATGGGAAAGAAAACTCCCAGGATCTCCTGGGAGCACATAGAGGCTTATAACGAAGGAGTTTTTGCTCTTACTGCATGTAGCAATGGTTTGATAGCAAAAACTCTTATAACAGATAATGATGAAGAAAAAGCATTGTGTCATATAAATAGATTACATGAAATATTTAAGGATAGGTTATTTTTAGAGTTACAGCCTCATGCCTTATATGACGTAAACAAAAGCGGACGAGAAGTTAATCAACAAAAGCTAAATGATTCTCTTTTAAGAATATCTAATGATTTTGGAATTCCATATGTTATAACGTGTGATGCTCATTATAGGGATAAGGAGCATGCAAAATATCATGATTTTATGCTTGCCATAAAAGACAAGAAAGCCGTAGATGATCCAGATAGATTTCGCTATGGCGTTCAAGACATGTATTTGAAAACTCATGAAGAAGTTATTGATTTCTTTGGACCCAAGGTTGCAAATATTGGTATGCAGAATTCTATAAAGATTATGAATGAATGCGCAGAACCATCATATATCAAACCTAAAGGGGCAATGCTTCCTTCTTTCTCTGTATCTGAAGAGCCAGATTATAAAGAGTTTTTAGAGTGGAAGAATAAAATCAAATCAACAATCCCTGATGATAAATCTTATCTTAGATATAAGTGTGTAGAGGGGTTTAAGGAGAAGCTGACTCACTTGGACAAAGATGACAAGGAAGAGTATTGGGACAGAGTTAAAGCAGAGCTTTCTGTCTTAGAGGAAAAGAATTTTTCTTCTTATATGTTGATTGTTTCAGATTATGTTAATTGGGCAAAGAAAAGGATGCCTGTTGGCCCAGCAAGAGGGTCTGCCGCAGGCTCTCTGGTTGCATATTTGACAGGCATAACAAATGTAGATCCAATAGAATATGATTTAATCTTTGAAAGATTTCATAATAATAAAAAGAAATCCTTTCCAGATATTGATTCTGATTTTTCTGATCCTGGATTGGTAAAAGATTATATCAAAGACAAGTATGGCGCAGAGCGTGTTGCTTCTATATCTAATTGGAGCACTTTATCTCCCAGAGTTGTTATAAAAGATGTGGCAAGAAGCCTTAGACTTGGTGGAGATAAATCTTCTGCCTTTAAAATAGCGAATACTATAACTTCTATTATGCCTGATGCAGATACTTTGAGCAAGGCCATGAACGAAAGCACACAGCTGTGTGTGTATATGGATCAATATCCAGAATTATACGAGTATGCTTCTAAGCTGCAAAACCTAACTAGAAACTGGTCTATGCATGCTGCAGGCATAGTCATTGGAGAGGGCGCTCTTTGCGAGTCTGTTCCTTTAAGAATAGACAAAGAGGGTCACATTATAACTCAATGGGAAAAGACTAGATGTGAAGAAAACGGTCTCATTAAAATGGATCTCTTAGGCCTAAAAACTCTAACGGTTATAGATGATGCCTTTAAACTTATAAAGAATTCTACCGGAAAAGATTTGACCGTAAACGATATAGACATGAAGGATCAGAAGGTTTATGATATGATAGGCCGAGGAAAGACTATAGGCTTGTTTCAGCTAGAATCCTCTTTAACTCCGTTTTGTATAAAACTAAAGCCAAAAAGCATAGAGGATATATCCGCTATAAACGCCATCGGAAGACCGTCCTGCAAACCTGCAGAGAGAAGAAGGTATGCCAAACGAAGACTTGGATTAGAAAAAACTGTATATGAACATCCAAATCTTGAGCGGGCTTTGGAGAAAACTTATGGAGTTTTAGTGTACGAAGAGCAAGCCATGATTATCGCTCAAGATTGTGCTGGTTGGGACCTGAATCAAGCAGATGCTTTGAGAAAGATTAGCAAGCTAAAAGGCAAGGATCCAAAGCTTGTTTTGCGCACAGAAACAAATTTCGTAAAAGATTGCATGAATTATAGCGATATGACACATGAAGTGGCATGTAAAATATGGAAGACGTATATAGAACCATTAGGCGGATATGCGTTCAATAAATCTCATTCTATTTCTTATTCAATCATATCCTTTTATACAGCATGGTTAAAGCACCACTATCCATCTGAATTTATGTGTGCCTTAATAAACTCAGAAGATCCCAATAGTGATAAGGCTCAAGAGTATCTTGATGAATGTAGAAAGATGGGCATAGAAGTTCTGCCCCCGAATGTTAATTATAGTGCTGGTAGATATACAATTCTAGAAGACGGAAATATATCCACTGGAACATCTGCTATAAAAGGTGTTGGAGATAAGGCTATAATAAGCATTATAGAAAATCAGCCTTATGAAAACTATCCAGACTTTTTGGCAAGAAACGATAGCAGAACAGTTGGAAAGACAATCATACAGTCTTTGTCAAAAGCAGGAGCTTTAGATTGCTTCGACAGAACTAGGCAGGATATGCATGATAACTATCAAAAATATAGATCAAAGGCTAAAAATGCAATCAAAAAAGCTATTGAATCAAAGATTTTTGCTGCAAACCCAACTATGAAAAAGGTTCCAAAGGACCAAAGAGATGTACTCTTTGAAAAGCATTCTATCTTAAAAAATTCTGATGAATTTCGTAAGATAATAGATGAGCTAGAATTTGGCGATTCAGAGGAAGAATGGGATAGGAAAAATATTTTATTATTTGAAAGAGAAGTTTTGGGCAGATCATTAAGCGGCAATCTTCACGAAGTATTTAAAAGTTTTTTCACAGGAGGCTCTCTCGTTACTCCTCTTTCGCAAGTTAGTATTTTAAATAGCGGAACAAGAATAAAAGTTGAAGCTATAATAAAAACAAAGATAAAAGAATTTAAAATTAAAAATGGGAAGAATATAGGTAAGAAGTTTGCAAAATATCTTATAGAAGATATTAATGGAGACACTTGTGGGCTGACTCTTTGGGCAGAGGACTATGAAAAATATAAGTCGATGCTTAAAGACGGTCTGCCTATTAAGGCTATATGTAAAGTGAATAGTTATTTAGATCAAAAAGATTTAGCGCTTTCCGCTCTGGAGAGAATTTATGGGAGAGAAGTATGATAGTTTGTAAAAATTGTGAATTTGAAGTTAATACATCAATGAGACATTCTTTGATGAAGAATTGCTGCCCTAGTTGTGGCTCGGCTCTTTTGGGGGATCTTCATTCTCGCAGACTAGATCTTATGAAACAAAGAATATTGGAACAAGAGTTTTCGCAGGAATTAAGTAATGAATTAATTTTTGATTTATCATTATTTATAATGTCAGAGTTTTTTCCTGTTAATACAGAAGCTACTAATGAAGAGGAGCCCATTCCGATTGACGAGAGCCTTGTTGCCGCAGAAGAGTTTAAAGAAGAGAGCTATGACAATATTAGAGAAGAGATTAGAAGCGAAGCAATAACAGATATGGAAGATGCGTTAGAAAATGCTGATGAAGATTTAAAGGTTGCAAGGTTAAAAAGAATAGCAAAAGAAAGCAAGGTTAAGAATTCTGGGCCAACAGTTAGGAGGGTTTCGGATTGATACGAGCCGTTGGAAATAAGCGACTTGAGTTAAGTGACAGTGAGTTTGAATACTACTGCTCTCTGAAAGAGCAGTTTGGAGGCTCTGAGTTTATCGGTTTGTTCAAAACAGATAAAAATGGAATAATAACTTTTGTTAATCCTCCGGTAAATAAAAATGTTCCTCTCGGCGTAATTTTTTTCCTGTTGAATGTTATGATGAATCAAAGAATAAGGGTTTTGGACAAGAAGATAAATAAAGTTTTGGACCTTGAAATAAAAGTTGACAATTTTTTCCAGGTGAATAATATTGTTGAGCGGATAGAAAAATTAGAACAAAAAATAGAATAATAATTTAGGAGAAGTTGTGTCAAAGCTTCATGAGAAAATTTCAATAAATACATTTTCTATCGAAGATATCGATATATCTGGAATAGAAAGCGTTATTAGTTTGTTGCCTACAAATGGTATTGTTGATTCTAACATAGCCGAAAGAGGTTTGTTACACACTTTGGAAGGCCAGAACATTTGTCAAGAAAAGATTGTTCAGATTGATAGATGGATAAACTTTTTAGAATCAGAGAAGAACAAAACTTGGTCAAAAGCTGCTTTGTATAAAGCAAAAGAGGCTGGTTTTAAAACGGTAAAGGATAAAGAGTGGCATGCTCAAGCTGATGATGATTATATAGAATCATGCAATCAGCTTTCCTTGGCAAAGGCCTGTAAGAAATGGTTAGAAAATAAAGCTAGTTATTTTTCTGGTTGGCATTATGCATTAAAAACCTTTTTGCGCAGAGATTATTCTATTGAAAACGCAAGTAGCGTTGGGTATAATAGTAGCGTTGGCGAAAGTCAACCCTTCCCCACAAAGTCAACCAAGGTTGATGATTTCGGTGGTGATATCGATGACATTGATTGGGGTTAATTCTTAATAAATTTGGCAACAATCCGCAATTCAGCGGTTAGGCCACAATCGTGACAAAGTCACATATAGATAGGAGAAAAAATGACAAGTATGGTATTTGGTGAAGTTGATTGGAATGCCGCAGACTCAGGAACTAAGTCTGATTTTATGCGGTTAGAAGAAGGCGAGAACACAGTTCGCGTCATGGGCAATCCGGTCCAGTTTTATATTCATTGGGTAGTAACTCCCGATGGCTCTAGGCGCAAGGTTAATAGCCCTGTTGATCACCCAGAGCTTGTTCGCAGGCTCGAAGATTCCGGCTTTCGTCGTCAACCAAGGTGGTTGATCAAGGTGCTGGATCGAACAGATGATGAGTTTAGAATCCTCGAAGTCGGCCCTCAAATTTATAATGGAGTTAAGGCTCTATATAATAACAGTCGGTGGGGAAAGGTTACTGCTTATGATTTAACCGTAAGCAAGGGGCCAAAGGGTTCGCAGCCTCTTTACAGTGTTACTCCGAATCCAAAGGAGCCATTGTCCTCAGACTTCAAGGCTCGGTTTGTAGATTTCAATGACAGAGTGAATGTCGAAAAGTTGATTTCTCCATCCAGTGCAACTGAAGTTTGTGAAGTTATGTCTTGGAGCGTTGACGAGGTTAGCGCAGCAAGCACTGATGCAGCAACAGATGATGATTTTGACTTTGATTTTGAATAAATTTCTGTGAGATAATTTAAGGCGCATAGAGTAAGATCTCTATGCGCCTTATTTATTATGAAAACAGTACTAGGATTAGACATATCATCAAGCACAATTGGTTGGTCAATACTCGAATATGATGACAATAACATTGTATTAAAAGAGTATGGAAACATAAAGCCGCCAAAAAGCACCAAGGGCTCGCTGACTTTTAGGGTTAGCGCTGCATATGATGAGCTTTATGATTTTTTTCAAGAAAAACGTCCTGACATTGTTGCTTCGGAGGCCTATGCTAATAAGTTTCCGGCAGGAAGAAGCACTGCAAGAACTATAATAGTATTATCTGTTTTTAATGAATTGACCTCTATGGCTTGCTTGAAGAGCTTGGGGTATGAGCCAAACAGATATGCTGTTTCAACCATCAGGTCCATGCTTTCTAAGTTTGCTGGATATAGGATATCTTCAAAAGAAGATTGTTTTGATTTTATAAAAAAATACTTTTCTTCTTTTAGTTTAAGAAATAATAAAAATGGTAAAATATCTAAAGAATGCTACGATGAAGCAGACGCAATTGCGGTTGCATTAACATATATTTTAAAAGAAAGATAAGGAAGGATACAATGGCTAAAGATTTAACTTACAGCGAAGAGGCTAGAGCAACTCTTCTGTCTGGAGCAGAGAAGCTGGCTAAGACAGTTGGCGTCACAATGGGGCCTCAAGGTAAAAATGTTATTTTGGGGAAGTTCGTGGGCTCGCCAGTTTTGACCAAAGACGGTGTAACCGTAGCAAGAGAAGTTACTCTTAAAGATCCAATTGAAGAATTAGCGTGTCAGTTAATAAAAGAGGCGGCAGGCAGAACTGCGGCTGTAGCTGGAGACGGAACAACTACCGCAACAGTTTTAGCTCATGAAATTTTTAAGAGAGGAAATGAATTAATAAATACTAATTATAGTCCTCTTAATTTTAAACGAGGCGTAGAATGGGCGGTAGACCAAGTCGTTAATAACTTAAATGGTATGGCAACGGACATTGATGGGCTCAGTTCTCTTCAAAATATTGCAACAATCTCTGCTAATAATGATGAAGATATTGGCTATAAAATAGCAGAGGCATTTGACACAATCGGATTAGAGGGGGCTGTTACTGCAGAGGCATGCCCAGGGCCAGAAACCTCTGTCAGATTTGTTGACGGAGTAGAATTGAAGGCTGGTTATGTAACTCCAGCTTTTTTGACAGAAGATCATTCGGATGTTGTTATAGATAATTGTAATATTTTAATATGCGATGAAGAGATAACTTCTCTAACTTCTTGCTTTAACTTGCTTAATGATTTATCAAACAAAAATCTTCCAGTTTTGGTTTTAGCCAGATCCGTAAAACAAGAAGCTTTAGCTACATTCGTTACAAACAATAAGCTTGGAAGATTAAAAGTTGTTGCCGTTAACATACCTCCTATGGGCATTGGTGTTAGTGGCAGGTTAGAGTGGCTTGAGGCGCTCTCTGTGCTGGTTGGAACCAGGGTCTTTGGGGCTGACGGGGGAAGCGCCCTGTCTAGCGCTACAGTTGACGATTTAGGCTTTGCCAAAAAGGTAGTTGTAAACAGATTCTTAACCAAGATATTTGAAGGAAACAAAGATGAGTCCAGGATGAAGGATAAGCTTTCTGCATATAGAAAAGACTTAGACAAACTTATAGGCGATTCAGAACGTTTGGATGTAAATAACAGAATATCGTTTCTTAAAAACAAAGCAGCCATATTGTCTGTTGGGTACTCTACAGAGCTTGAGCTTAGAGAAAAAGGCGACAGAGTTGATGATGCCATTTGTGCAACAAGAGCCGCAATTGAAGAGGGCTATGTTGCAGGGGGTGGGATAGCATTGCTTAGGGCTGCAAATAAAGTTGATTTGTCCTCTTTAGATAAAGAATTAGCCCCAGCCGCAAAGGTGCTCTTGGACGCGTGTGTGCGGCCGATTACTCAAATTGTTGAAAATGCATTTGAAGATTCCGGTAAAATAATAAAGAAGGTTTTGGGTTCGAAAAATATAAATTTTGGATATAATGCTGCAAATGGCAAATTTGAGGATTTAGTTGTAGCCGGTGTTATTGATCCAAAGAAAGTTACTAGAACAGCCCTTCAAAATGCTGCTAGTATTTCATTGCTGCTGATAAATACAGAAGCTATTGTGTCAGAACAAGCCGAGAATCCATCTGGTTGGCAACCTCCTGCTGGATGGCGACCTCCAGAAGAAGGCACCTTAGTACATAAATATTAAAGGAGTTAGGTATGTCGAAAAAGATGTCAGCTACCGAGGCTGAGAGAGAAGTCGTTAAATTTTTTGGAGAGGACACCATCTTCTTTGATGGGAATATATCTACAAGATATGACGCAATAAGCACTGGAAGTCCAAAGCTGGATGAGGCAATAGGCATAGGCGGAATCCCTATGGGCAGAATTACGCAACTTGCTGGCCAAGAAAGCTCTGGAAAGACCATGTTAGCTTTGTCTTGCATAAAGAGCTATTTGGATCAAAACCCTGAAAATACAGCTCTTTTTATTGATGCTGAATATACTTATGATCCAGAGTGGGCAAAGAGTCAAGGCATTGACATATCTAGGGTTATGGTTATAAAGACTAATGATGCAAAAGCAATATTTCAAGGGCTTATTGGAATAACTAGTGTTAATTCAAACACTAAAAAGGTTTCAAAGAAAATGAAAGGAATCTTAGATCATATCATAGAAGGTGTAGATCCAAGGTTTAAAGATTTAGGGATAATAGTTCTTGACTCTATAGCTGTTTTGAATACTCCTTTGGAGATTGCCGCAGATATAGGTAAGGCAAATATGGCTCCAATTCCTCGATTTCTATCAACAGAGCTAAAAAAGCTTACACCAGTTGTTGCACAAGCCAATGTTGCCTTTGTTGGCATTAATCAAGTTCGTGTAAATTTAGGTCAGATGTTTGGAGACCCAACAACTTCTCCGGGAGGAAAAGCTCTTAAACATGCATGCAGTTTGATGATAAATATGGGCACAGTATTTGGTTCAGATTCAGTAATAAAAAATGATTCTGGTGAAAAAATTGGACACACGGTTCGTGCAAAGATTCAGAAAAATAAAGTTGGAGCACCCTTTCGTCAGGCGGAGTATAAGGTAAAGTATACAAAAGGAATAGTGAATGCTAATGAAGAAATTTTTGATTTAGCTGTAAAATATGGACTTATACACAGGCCTACTAATCAAAGTTATCTTGTAAATGACGAAAAGATAAGAGGAAGAGATAATGCTATAAGGACTTTTTCAAGCGACCCCTCTATGGTGGATTCTTATGATCAAACAATAAGAAGCATTTATTTAGGAGATGAAGAGCCAATAACTAATACTGAAGATATAACAGAAGAAAGCAATCCATTAATAGATGCTATCGAATAGGAGAGAGTATGATTGTAAGATGTAATCCAAAATGTAAAAACAGCGATGGATTTACAGACGGTTCTTTAGACGTAGATTCAAATGAAGTTGTATGCAATGAATGTGGAGATATACTTAAATCAGTATCATCTTATGCAAAGCTTTCTATGAAAACAACTGGAGATATTATAAGGTCAAAATATAGAAAGGCATTTATGTTTCCGTGTCAAGCATGTGACACAAATGTTGAAGCACAATTTGTAAACGGAGTATTGGTCGGAAAGGCATGCTCAAATAATCAGGTTGGATGCAAAATCAATGTAACAGAACACATGGTTAAGGCCATAGAAGAAACCCAAAATAGATTAGAGAAGGTAGAGGCCGATGAATCAGAGTGAAGAGTTAAATAAGTTAGTAGATATTTGTCATAGCAATTTAAAGAATTCTAAAAAATGTTTGCAATACTTAGTTAAAGAGCGCTTGTTAACAAAGGACTCCATTGTTACCAATAAAATAGGGTTTTTCCCACAAAATCCAGGAATTTTAACCAAGTATGTATCAGAAGACTTATTAAATAAATTAAATATATTAAATTATTCTAAAGGAAGTGATTTTTCAAATTACTTTTTTTTAATATTTCCTATTTATTCAGAATACGATGAACCAATCGGCATAAGCGGAAGAACACTCCTCGATGATGGCGGCAGGAATATCTTGGGCATTCCAAAATATAAAAACTCATCTTATAAAAAAGCTAATATTTTATATGGATTAAATTTTTCAAAACAACATATATTAAAAGCAGATAATGCGTACGTTGTAGAAGGCTATTTCGATCAGCTTTCTATGGAAAAAAATGGTTTTTTAAACTCTGTGGCTATCTGTGGAACTGCCTTTTCTCAAGGGCATTTTTTAAAGCTTGCTAGATATACAGACAGAATAACTTTTATATTGGACTCAGATGATGCTGGAACAAAATCTGTACAAAGAATATATTCTAAATATATAAATCGAGGAATTAAATTAAGATTTCTCAAGGTACCAGATTCATACAAAGATGTTGATGAATACTTTTCTGATCCAAAAAATAATAAAGATACATTTATTAAAGATTTTAAACAAATAATTCCAGAAACATGGTAGGGTAAGTGGGTAGAAAAAGCAAATCATATCAATATAAAATTGTAGAAATATCCTTTGAGTCTGCAAAGTTAAATAATTTTTCAACAGAACGTGGCATAAGTCAGGTCTTGATGGACAATGCTAGCGACGAAAGGGTTGCCGATCTAAAAGAAGAATTATTAGACGAAATATATGATATAGTAAATGGAGAATATCTAACTGAGCATCAGAAGAAAATATTGTTTATGAGACTTATGGGAAAGACTCAAAATGAAATTGCTGATCATTTAGGCATAACTCAATCTGCTGTACATAAAGCCATGCATGGAAACATAGATTACAAAAATCAAAAGAAGCGGTATGGCGGTATCGTTAAAAAGTTACAAAAAATATGCAAAACACATTCTCGAATAAATGAAATTTTAGAAGAAATAGCCAAAATCAATTATGGAGATCCTGAGTGACTATAAAAAGTATTTTTATTAATATTTTATTTATAGATAATTAGCAGTGTTTGTCATAAGTTTAAGAAAATATATTTCTATTAATAAAGATAAATTTTACAGCAAGGAGAGTGTTCATGTCTGAATTAGATGACGTTCTGATTAATTTTTTTAAAAACCAATCATCTGATATTTCTGTTAAAGACAAGATTCCTTTAACTAAAAACTTGAAGATCAAGAAGGTTGCCTTTGATATGTATAAAGTAATGGGCGATCAATATGATGATCTATGGAAAGTTGAGGAGATTGATGGTTCAAACTTTTTAATTAGAAGTTCAGATCCAAAATATCAAACCAAAGAAGGTGGAGATTGGAGCGCTTCTAGTAATTATGATTATAATCATGTGACTCTTTCTTATAAAAATGTTCCTATTTGTGGATTTTCATCAGACGAATATGGATTTTCTGGAGATGATATTTTTACGTTTAAGTCAGCATTGTTAGATGTTGTTAGTTCAGATAAAGAGTTTATTAAAAAGGTTGTTGCTAGTCAGCCATCTGCGAAAGCAGAGGTTATTAAGAATCTTTTTCCAGAAATATTAAAATCTAATTAGATGAGGAATGAATAATGAATGAAATAAAACATATTGTAGCTCAAGCAAAAAAGGCTCTAGACAAAATAGAAAATGGAAAAACATTTACAACCAAATATGTTTTTAATCGTCTGAATAATGCTGCCGCCAACAATTCTAGAGATATATTAATCTGTCATGCTCGCGATGTAGTCGCAAGCAAGATTAGCAAACAACAGTATATTACCCAAAAAGAAATGGTTGAAATTTATGATCATCTTTATGGACTATCTGGAGGAAGATCTAATTTCAGAAAAGAACTTGGAGACTTACTTCTCGATAAGCATGCAATTCTAAAATTGGAAGAGAAAGGCGCGGCAAGTGCAAGGATTCCTTATGAAGAAAAGATCTCCCCCTTGTTTGAAGAAAATGAACTCTCCAAAGAGTTGGCCGGAGTTTTCTCTTTAGATAAGCAAGCTTCTTTCTCTGCTCTTTCTAATGATTCTGTTAAAAAGGCTGAAAAGTTTGCAAGATTACAATTGATTTCAGTAGGGTGTGTTCCACAGGAGGTAAAGGCTATTCGATCAAATGATCATTTCATTCTTTGCAGTGCTTCCGTTGATACGTCTAATTTTACACAAGTAAATATACCAATCCCAGTCCAGGTGACAAACGGAATTCCATCTCTTCCAAAGCACTTTATTCAAGGCGATAACCTTGTTAAGTTAAACAAAGAAAATGTTTATGTCTTTGTAAAAGACAAGGATAATTTTATAAAGAAAACGGCAGCAAGCAAGTTTGCAGAGCAGAGGAGCACTAGAGATTTCAAGGTTGACACACCAGTTGTTCCTGCTAGTTTGGAAAAATTTGCAGATTTAGAGAACGATCTAGTAGCCTCTATGGCATCTTTTAACAGAGAGCAGATAAAGGTTGCGTCTAGCGTCGTGGTAGCAGAGCTTGCTGGCCTTGGGGTTCCAAACCCGCAGGTACGTGTGTGCGGATCAACAAATAAGATTCTTACTTTTGCTGCAGATATCCCAACGCCTCGCGGAAGAGTTGAGGTTAATATTCCTGTTGACATGCCGAATGGCCGACCCGTTATTCCTAGTAACTTCTTGGTCAATGGCACTAGCTACAGACTAAACGAAGATGGACTTAGAGTTATTTTAAAGGCTGCCGATCATATTGATGATTTAAATAAAATTTCAAGAGAAGTTTCTGAAATGTCAAGACTTTCATATGGCCAGCTTATTGACAGAATGATAGACGGCGTATCAAGAACAGACTATAGACAAGCAGAAGACGCTTTAAACACCATTAATGAAAAATTTGATGGAACACAATACCTGGCTGCACTCGATAAGTTTACAAAGCTTTTAAAGCATTCTTCAAGCGGAACAGAGAGAGAGGCTATGATAAAGAAAGCTCTAGAGAATGGAGACCTAATCAGGGTTCCGTCTTCTGTACAGCCTTATTGTCCAAAATTAGGCCTTCCTGTTAGCAAGGTAGATTTTGACGAAAAAGGCAGACCCTTTCCGATGCATAGAAATGCTCAAAAGAATAGCCTTGATAACCTTGGAGCAATGATATCATCCTCAAGAGTTACAATATCATAAGGAATTTAATATGAGCAATAGATTTGAAAATATAAAGGGTTTTTTGGTAAATTCTGAAAGACAACAAGGAAGAACAAGCAAGATTGAAGAACTTCAAAAGCAAGCTCTTGGAGATCAGCACGGTGCCTTTCAGCATTTTCAATCAAATGTGGCAGAATATGCAACTCGTGATAGATATTTGGCAACTAGAGGTGGAGAGCTTTTAGGCAGAGATACAGATAGTCTATATGGAATAACTCCAGATCATGAAGATTCTTATGTTCCAACTGAATTTCCGGCCCCTCATCTTTCTACGCGTTATTCGCCGGATCGAGTGGGAGTCCAGGCCATGAGGGTTTCTGATGGAGTATTCCAAGACCCCTATACTAACAAGGTTTATGATTATAATGATGGCTTCAAAGCAGAGGATGGTAGAACATTCCCCGGCGGAGGTGCTGCATTGCAATCTAGTATGATGCATTTGGCCAATCATTTGGACAAAATCGGCCTTATTAAAGAGGCCGATTATCTAGACCGATTAGTAAAGGGAAAATAGCTTTTTGCTTGTCTTAGTCTAAACTTAACTAAATTAAATATTAATGTCCTAGCTTAGTAATATAAAGCTAGGACTTTTTATTTTAGAGGTAAATATGAGCAAGAAAATTTTAAATCATCCAGACAAAGAAGAGGTTATAAAAAAGCTATTAGAGGGCGACTCCGTTAAAGAGGTTGAGCGTTGGCTTAAGGAGAAATATCCAAGAACCAGACGCCTTCATATCTCCTATATGACCTTGCAAAAATTTAGAGGGGAACACTTAAATCTAAAGGGTGAAGTTTTAGATGACATCAAGAACAGAAGAGGCGAAATAGACAAAGAGGCTATAGAGGCAGAAACTCGCATGGTCATAAAGGCTTCTTCTTCATATCAGCAGAAGATTGAAGAGATTGCAACATCCGAATTAGATGTCGCAAAAAGACTCCTTGAGTTAGATAGTCTTATAAATTCAAGAATAGAATACTATTATAATCTGTTACAAGAGGGAGGCTCTCTTAGGGAAGATAAGATTTTCATTGAATATATAAATACTATGAAGACGCTAATGCAAGACTGGAAGAAGTATATTGAGGGTGTTGCAGATAAAAAGATTGAACATAATATTAATATTAGTGTAGTAAATGAACAGGCAAGAGTTTTGAAGGAGGCTGTTTTGGAAGTGTTGCAAGAATTAAGTCCAAATCTTATTCCGGTTTTTGTAGATAAGCTTGATATAAAGACGAAACAATTAAATGGAGAAAACATAGGCCATATTCATGGAGAGGTAATAGATGTTAGTTGATGGACGAGTGCATGCAATTCTTAATCTTGAAGATTTAAATAGTGATATTTCTTTCAGAGATTGGCTTGTAAAAAACTTAAGTTTATATCATGAAAAAAAAGATGTTTCTGATGAACATATAAGGACTTTTTTAACAGAATATATTATTCCAAAACTTTCTGAAATAGATGGAGAGGTTCGGAATGAATGGGCAGAGGAAATAAAAGGAATACTTGGTCCGGAAGAAGAAAGTTTAAGAAAATATAGAAGAAAAGAACCCGTATGAGCAAAGATAAGATAAATAATTATTTTACAAAGAAATTGTCCTGCTTGCCAGTGAGCGCAAAGACGCACACGTTCGATCAGCTTATGAAAAAATCTATTGATTTATCAGGCATGGGCATTGATAGTGATGAAAAATTTAAAAAATATTTTATTTTAAAATCAGCAGCAAAAAGCATCGGGGCAAAACTTTCTTTCGAAGAAAATAAAGAATTATTAAACCTTAAGATAAACAACATAAATGATGCTTATTATAATATAGTTGGAATGAAAGCTCAAAAAAATAATATTAAAAAAGTTGCTTATCCCAATACATTTGGATACAGAGATGATATTGAAAATGAGTTTAATGTTAATAATTGGTTAAAGGTTGTTCATTTGATTTATGATTCTGTTGCAAACAAAGAGATGACAAAACAAAATGCTTTAGATTATTATAGTAATTTTTTAAATATAGAAGAAGATGAAGATGAAAAGTTTAAAAAATGGTTTAAATATTATAGTGATGGAGAACACTTAAAATATAGCTCAAAAGAGGATGAAGATATGAAAAAGAAAGCTGTTTACATTAGCGATATGGGACAAGGCAATAGTCCTTATTATTCCGGAGGAGGTAGCGCATACCTGGGGGAGAACACGGGATATAATATGCCTGGAGACAGCCTTGATCAGCATCTTTTTGATCATGTATCATCAAATGCTAATAAAGCTGTTGAGGATAAAGATGTCTTTAGTAATTGGAAAGGAAAACTTCATACTGCAATTAGACGCATAGACAAGCTTTTAAGAACAGATAGGTATATGGATTCAGATACATATAGAAATCTTGCAGAAAACCTTATGAATCTCAGCCTGCAGGTTCATACATTAAAGTTGGCAAACACCATAACTGATGTAACCTATAAGGCTGCAAATAAATTTACCAAGCTGGGCCACACAGAAGGCGCAGAAATTCTAAAAAAGATAGCCCAAGAGGTTCCAGAACAACCACCTTTGAATCAAGGTCCTGACCCAAGACTTGAAAGAGAAGAGGAAGTTGCACCTGCAGCCCCTGTTGCTGGGGTAGCAGAGGAGGCCTTGCCTGCAGAGGCTCCTTCAGAAGAAGGGGTAGAACCAGAGGCGGAAGAGGCTGGTCCTACTAGTGGAATTCCAAAGGCTGATACTGTGGAGCCTGCTGCCCTTGAGAGTATTAAACCAATACCGGGCGCAAGGCCGGGAGAATACGAAGAGCTTGCTGGAGATATAGGACTTGATGATGCAGCTACAAAGTTAGACGAAGTAGCTGGCATGCTTGCAGACAGAAGAATTATTAGACAATTGGCTGAGTTTGATATAATGCTTGACAGATTAGGCATAGCCTCTATGTTTCCAGAGCTTGCAGAGTCTCAAAGCAAATTGATTGATGCATACTCATATGCTCTTACCAGGGTTACAAAAATGATGGGGCAGCTTGCTAATGCGAAGACCTTGGTAAGGGCCCAAACAGGTATACCGGGAGCTGCAGAAGAGGTGGAGTCAGCCGAAGAGGTCGCTCCAGCACCTGAGCAAGAAGTTGGAGAAGAAGAACTAGTCGCACCAGAACTTCCAGCGTAAACAACTTTGTTCAAAGAGGCTCAAATGAATCTTGAAAATATATATTCAAAAATATTAGAGATATGTAAAGATAATTATATAGTTGAGCCATACATAGTTGGAGGCATTCCTAGGAGCTTATATCTTAATTTAAATGAAGACCCTAGAGATATAGATATAACTACAAATAATTCTGATATAACGAGACTAGCTATAACCACCGCTAGTGAGCTTAAAGAAAGATTTAAATTTTTTCAAAAAGATGGTCACGTTTCTATATATATAAAAAATATGATTCTTGATTTTTCGAGTAATTTTATATCCGAAGAAGCTGTTGATTATATAACAAAAGAATTAAATATTAAAGATGAAAAATTATTTGAAGTTTATAGTAGAGATTTTACAATAAATACTTTACATAAGCGGTTTTTTGAAGATGAGATTTTTGATCTTACAAACAAGGGAAAAGAAGATTTAGATAAAAAAATATTAAGAACCCCAGTTCCTGCCAGAATAACTTTAAATAATGATTTCAGACGGATTTATAGAGCGATTAGTTTCGCTGCTCGTTTTGGGTTTAAAATAGATGATGAAATTATTGATTATGTAAAAAACAATAGAAACAAATTTACCGGAGAAAACAAATGGGTTTTAAAAGAAGCTTTTATGACATCAATTATAGGAGAAGCTATAAATAATGACCCTGATGTAACCATGTATTATTTGGAAGAAATGAATTTGTTACCAACAGTGCCTATGTCTGGCGTTTTTAAAGAAGAACTTATCAAAAGAAGGCTCGTTAATAAATATTTAGATGATGTAATTAATTTATCTGAGTATAAGTTAAAAACATTAGATTTTTAAACTTACTAATATTTCTTTCATTTATATAGGATATACCAATAATGATCAGAGGTAAATTAAATAAATGTCCATTTGGACTTTCGGTGACAGACGGCTGCAAAATCGCAGGAGGAGTCGAAGAGGGCTCCAAGCGCCCGGTTATTTTTGAAATGACGCCTTTAGAGTTAGCCGAAGACAAAGAAGAGGCAAAGGAAATTGCGGATAATAATTTAGAAATGATGCTTATGATAAGCGAACATTCAAAGTGTCCATTTGCAGATATGATTTTTGAAGAACAAGATTCGGTAGATTGCAAGCACGACCCAAGACAATCTACTATTCCTGCGGGTAATGTAGGACTTAATGGAAGCCCATTATATCCTCATATTATGATTGGCAACATGCCAGAAGCCCAATATGGTTATCCGTTAGATTATTATTCTGATAATAATGAAAGTAGAAATGTATATTATGGACTTTATAGCTTAATAGGATAGGAGACAAAATGGCTAATGATTTACAAACAACAACAATTTTTAAAGAATCTAATTATAGTGAAGCAGTTTCTTACTTAGAAGATGATCATGTTAACTATACGGAAGATGACTTTGAGGGTATGTTGCCAGAGGAAATTTTTGGAGCAGGCTTAACAGTCGGGCAAGATGAGGGCGATACGACGGATGAAGAAGAAGCAACTGTAGAAGATGTTTTAAGCACTTTTACAGAGGGAGAGGGAAGCTTCGGAGATATGGGAGAAGACCTAGAGGGTTTGGACAAACAATTGACCAAGCTTGTAAAGGAGCATGGAGATGAGCCTGTATCAGTTCTTTTGCCTGGTTCTGATGTTAGTTCGGAAGAATTAGATGATAACGCTAAAGACAAAGAGACAGACTATGCAAATGATGGAGATTTAAGTAAGTTTGTAGAATATGTGGGAGGGCAATACCCTGCTAATATTCCTCAGCATGACGGAAGAAGCATGCTTGGTTGCGAAAAGGCCATAACCTTTCTTGACAAACTAAATACACAGATCTCAGGAGCCATCAGAGAAGATGGTGATAACCTTTTAGATATACAGGCGCTCGAAGATGTTCGAGTAAATATAATGAAAGATATCCTGGTTTTAAAAGATCATCTTGGCAAGCTTAAGAAGAAGTTTAAGGAAGAGCATTCAAAAGAAGCATCTTTAGATTTTCTTGGCATTCCTAAATGGACAAGCACAGACGGCAGAGAGGTAGACTATGATGAGCTTACGAAAGAAGCTTCTACTCCCAATAATATAGTTATAGCCGTCTCTCCTTTCGAGCGTGCAATTTCTGGAATAATGATAAATGCTCATATTTCAGGCGGTCATTCTATAGAAGATGTTTATGATTTCTTATCCAATAAATATTCTATTGATGACAGAGAAGAGCTTGCAATAATGCAGCTTTGTATGGATAGTGGATTTCATATCTTTAAAGATCGTGGAACATATTCGCCAAATAATGCTGACTCAGAAAAGTCTGACGGCAAGGCTGGCGTTGACTTTTTAAGAAATTATTTTGCATAAATTAGGAGTTATTTTAAAATGGATAATATTAGATTAGAAGATATTAAAAAAGATCTTGTCAAATTGGCAAATCATTTGGACGGAATAAAGAAAACAAAAGAAGCTGACTTTGTTGACAGAATATTAAACAAGTTAGCACAAGATGGCGGCAGCTCGATTCTGCCGGGAGATATGCCAAATGTAAATGATTTATCCTGGGAAGATGTGTTGGCGGCTTTAAAGATGATTTTGGCCAAAGCAGGAGTAGACGATATTAAGATAAACAATTTTTTGAATTGTGCATTCCCCAATCCCATGGTTATAGACGAGATTCCAACGAATTTACTTAAAGAATTTATGAGATGCGCCGACGAAACCGGATTGTCCGGCCTGGTGTTAGACGGGGTTAAGAAATCTGTTGAGGTATTGGCCGAATCAATAGGAGGAAAGCTTCCCAACTTGGAAGAGAAGGCAAAAGAAGGCTTAGAGGCAGGAGAGGAAGCTGCGAAGGGAGCCGTAGACTCAGCTGCAGAAGCTTTGAAAGATATGGGTCTATTTGAATGAAAGTAACAAGACAAATTTTAAGCGAAGAATATAATACAACAGTTGATTGGATTAATGACTTTGCAAAAAATTTAGAAAAGAATGCTGATTATCTCAGCAATCTTCGTTCTGTTATGAAAAAGCGTAATGATTTTTCCACAATTGAAGAAAAAATGGCAGACCTGAAAGAGCGGGCTGGCTTTGATCTTATTAAGAATATAAATACAAAAGATAATCAAAACATAAAATCTGCTGGTTGTGGAGATACATGTTGCGACGAAAAGGCCGGGAAAGGCAAGTGTGGTACATGCGAATCGAAGAAAGAGGATGGCGGAGAAATGTTAGAAGTTCTTAGAACCATTTTGAAATACATTCAAGCATTCGCATCAGATCGTACAGACTTAGGCTATGGAGCTGTTATAACACATTGCAGAGAGCATCCAAAGCTTGGATTTGATAAAGTCGAAAGCAAAATAGATCATAGTAAATTTAGAAAATTAGTTGAAAAGATACTTAAACAGCACAAAAGTAGTCCGGAAAAAGTAGAATATATGTCTGAAGCAGATATGCCATCATCATATGATGATGATATAGCAGATTATATGTCTCACGCATCCGGATAACAATGGCAAAGAAGCAAAGTCAAGAAAATCTTTTTAAACAACTTAAAACAAGTTTTTTAGATTTTGACCCAGCCCATTTCGTACAAAACAATCTAACTCTAGACGGAGCAGAGTTTAAGGTTTTGGACAATGGCTGGAGGTTTATGGCTGATATATATAGATATATTGCGTTGCAGGCAACTAGAAAAGATGGCAAGCCGGTAATTATAAAGAAGGGTCGTCAGGTTGGAGCCACGGTAATGGCTGGCGCTCTTGATTTATTTTTTACAAATAGTGGATTATTTAATAGTCCAAACATTAGAGTTGTTCATTTATTCCCAGCCTTAGGACAGGTTAAGAAGTTTTCGCAAGATAAACTAGAAACCCTTATTAGAACAGCAAAAAATGATTTTATCAATAGCAATAAACTTATTAGCTCAAACTCTGTAGATAATTTAACTATGAAGCAGTTTAATGCTGGCACCCTTTGGATCGACAGCCTTGGCTCAGATGGCGATAGAATCCGTGGTATGACGGCTGATATTGTATTTTTCGATGAAGTACAAGACATGTTTGGCCATGCCATTGGAAATGCAACAAAAATTTTAACAGCCGCAAAGTATGGCCCTGTAGGCCAGGGCGTTCAGGTTTATTTTGGAACCCCGAAACAAAAGGGTAGTTATTTTTCGACCATTTGGGATATGTCGGATCAAAGATATTATCATTTAGGTTGCATTAATTGCCATAAAACATATCCATTTTACCTTCCCAATGATGATCGGTGGAAATCTATATGGCTATACGAAAACACAATACAATGTCCCCTGTGCGGCACAAAACAAAAAAAAGTTGAGGCAACAGAAAGAGGCAAGTGGGTAGGCGCAAGAGGCCAGGAGGAAAGCGAGTTTGTTGGCTTTCATGTAAATCAATTATATATCCCTTATTTTACAAAAGAGAATATTGAAAAATTAATGCCAGAAAATAATCCGGCTCAAACAGAAAGGATTTGGCAAAACGAAGTAGTTGGAGAGTTTTACTCTGGGGCGGGATCCCCTTTGACAAAGGCTGAGATATATAATTTATGCAGAGATCCAGATAGAAGCTTTTCAAAGAAAATCAAGCCTAAGGATAAGACTGTTTATTTGGGAGTAGACTGGGGAGGCAAAGACGATGATCCGAATTCTCGTGGAGGACAATCTTATTCTTGCGTAGTTGTTTTATCTGCAACTCCAGATGGAACGCTTTTAATTGAACATGCGCATAAATTGCGAAAAAATAATTTTAATTTTAAAAAAGAAACTATAAAAGAAATGTACAGAAGATTTGGCGTGCATAGGGGTGTATCAGATTGGTTTTTTGGTCAAGATGTTGTACATGACTTACAAAGTATTTATAGAGAAAGATTCTTAGGCGCTCAAGGAAGTGGCAGCCTGATAAAGCCTATAAAATATAGAGAAGATGAATTTATCATTTCTTATAATAAAGATCTTTTAATTGATGAGTTATTTGACTTGTTTAGGAAAGGAAAGATAAGATTTCCATGGAAAAGTTATGAACACGTAGAGTGGTTAATAGATCATTGCACATCTATGGAATCTAAAGTTAGAATCTCAGGAGGACAGCCTATAAAGACATTTGTAAAGGGATCGACACCAAATGATGGACTTATGGCGCTTATGTATGCGTATATTGCATATAAATTTGATATAACAAAAGGTTTTACTATTAAACCTGGTTTAGAGAGACAGTCAAATTATTTAAGATCTACATTGGCAAATGTTAAAAGGAGAGTATAAAAATGAGAAGAACTGATAGGCCGAAAACTAAAATTTCAAAAAAGGCAGCAAACTCTATCTCAGAAGTGAGAAGAGCCCAAATAACAGATGCTGCAAACAAGCAGATGGATAAAGATAGTGAGGTTGGAATTTATGGTTCAATTGCTCATAGCCCTAATTTCAGAAGAGATAGTTTAACATTAATAAAGAACGCGTCTATAGCTTCACCTATGTCGAGCCCTACCACTTCTTCTTCAACAGACAGAATGTCTCCCGAGATTTATTCTCCTCTATTCCAACTAGCTAACTTAAACTTACCCAGAGATCGCGTAACCATGAACGCGTGGAATCGCGTCTTTTACGACACACACCCTATAGTAAGAAATGCTATCAATCTTCATGCTTCATATCCTATTAGCAAAATTAACATAACTTGTAAAAACAAAAAAGTACAACAATTTTTTATGGAGATGGCAGAGAAGATTGATTTGTATTCTGTCGTTTATGGCGCTGCGTTAGAATTCTGGAAGATGGGAGAAGCATTTCCCTATGCAGAGTTAGATGAAAGCCTGGGAACGTGGAATAGGATAACAATATTAAATCCAGATTATGTACATGTTAAAAAGTCTGTTATAGGAAATCATACATTAATTTCTCTTAGACCAGATGCGAATCTTCAAAGAATCATCAACTCAACATCTCCTGCGGACTTATCTTTAAGGAAATATATTCCAAAACATATCACAGAATATGTTAGAAAAGGTCAAAATATTCCTTTGGATGCTTTTAATATAGCTCATTTAAAGCTTTTAAGCTCACCTTATGATGTAAGGGGAACCTCTGTTATTGTTTCTATTTATAAAGATTTAATGCTTTACGACAAGCTTAGAGAGAGTAAGTTTGCTCAAGCAGATGGCATGGTAAATCCACTCACCTTGGTTACCTTGGGAGGAGAAGGCGATTATAGGCCTACTCAAGCAGACATAGAAGCCTTTAAAAATCTTCTGGAAGAAGCGCAATATGATAAAGACTTTAAGATCGTAACTCACAATGGAGTCAAGATTGAGAGAAATGGCTTTTCTGGAGGCGTTTTAGAGATAGGTACAGATATCGAACTCATAATAAATAACTTATATGCAGGCCTTATGACTCCAAAGGCATTGATGGATCAAGAGTCGGCAACCTACGCAAGTTCGTCCGTTGGCCTGGAAGTGCTTAGGCAAAGATATGATATTTTTAGAAACATGATGAAAAAATGGCTCGAAAGAAAAATCTTTGCCCCAATATGCGAAATTCAAGATTTTTTTGAATACAAAGATGGAGAGAAAAGATTGCTGGTTCCATCAATTGATTTTAATCATATGAATCTATATGATATGGCAGACTTCATTACGTCAGTATCTCAATTTGTTGGAAATAAGCAAATTTCTCTACAAACATTGCATCGCAGTCTTGGTCTTGGATATGAAGATGAGCGTCGTAGAATTAGAGAAGAAATGATTGATGAACAGATCTTTGCCAAAGAGCAACAAGCCTTGGGAGCTATGAAACTATCTGAGCTATTAGGGCTTGACCAAAGCAAGGCTATTACCGAGCCACCAGAGGGCCCTGGAGGGGCTGCGGGAGCCGAAGGACTCCCCGGGGTTCCACCTCCAGGAGGAGGCGGAATGGAAGGCCTTGGCGCACCGCCGCCGGGAGGACCGCCACCACCGGGGCCGCCGCCGGGAGGACCGCCTGAGGGTGGCTAATATTAAATGGAAGATATATCTAAAGAGTTATTGGATGACTTAAAAAGAATTTTCGGAGGAACAGAGACAACTCCTAAGTATGAAACTATTTCTCCTCATACTAAGGAAAAGGTTTCGTTTACTCCGGCAGATTTGGTTATCGGTGGCGGAAAGATAAAAGATTCAAAGGGAAACAAGTTTAAGCCAAAAAAAAGAAAGGGCAAATCATTATCTGATATGGTTATGTCTCCTAGTTTTGGAAAAGTAAAAAGAAAATAAAGAGTAAAAAGTGAAGAAGATATCTTATATAAATAAAGCACCAGAAGTGATGCCTAAAATTGATCCCAAAGATATGCCGAGCACTCATGTTGGCGAAGAAGGGCTTTCCGGGGACACCAGCGCTGGAGTAGGCAGAGGGTTTACCTCTCCTGCAGATCCGGTGTGGCCTCCTACACACAGCGAAAAAGAAGATGAACCTGTATTGCCAGAAAGGCCAAAAGCAAAGAATACCGAAAAAATGGACTATGAGGAACTTACAGGTCTGCTTGTTGACTTGGCCGATGATATGGACAAGCAAGAAGATATGGCTTTGGCAAATTTTGCAGACTTTTTGATAAAAAAAATAGCAGTCCAAAAATCATTAGATTATTCCTTATTATTTAGAGACCTGCTTGTAAAGATTGTGGAATCAGACATTACAAATCAAGAAGAGGTTTTGATTAAATTAACTAAACAATTTAATGAATTATTAAAAATGTATGTTAATCTTGGAAATAGTTTAGCTGATTCCAAAAGAGAGGCTTACCAGGGTAGCGCTTTGAAGGCAGAGGAACATGTCAAAGAATCTAGATAAAAATGCACAACTGCTTGAGCAGAATGCCATATATGTAGCTGAACAGTTACATAGTATAATAAAAATCATGATATCCAGAATGTCTGTGGAGGCTCGGCCCAGGTCTTATCAAAATGTCTCAAACAAACTACGGGATTTTAATGTAATGGAGATTGCAAATAAGCGCGCCCCAGGTGGCGCGGCAATAGGCGTTAGTCTTAGTTTGATTAAAAATATATTAAATGGAAAGGATCCACATTTTATAAATGTAGTTTTAAGCGAGCTTATGATAAGGCTTTGATATTCTGCTATTTTTAATATAAGATATGATTATTTGGAGTTAAAGTGAAAAAATTATCTTGGCCACCATATTCAGATTTAAATCTAATGGAAGACGACATAGCTATGGACTCCAACCACTATGACACTTTTGTTGGAGAGGGAAAAAGTACAACGTCTGATTCAGAAGAACTAGAAGAGCTTACTATGGAGGATCCGCCTGGATATTCGGAAGGAATGATGTTTCCAGTAGATGATCTTTTCCAGGACCAGATAGATTCAGAAGAATATTTTGCTTTAGAAAGTATGTCTAAAAGATTTTTAAATTTAATAAAAAAAGAATCTACGATCTTAAGCGTTGGAAAGCAAACAGATAAATCTGCATCAATAATATTAAAAGAAGGACATAATTTAATTAATTTGTCAAAAGATGCTTCAAATAAAGTAAATATACACAAATTTCATCAAGAGTATGGAGATCCAATGTTTCATACATTTAGAAGAAAATTTGATGGATTTTGTATAGCAAGCTCACAAACAGCTGGAGCTTCTTTGGAGATTATTTTAAATAACATTTATAATCATTTAAGACCCATAGGTAATGGATTGATAATTTTAAAAAATTCATCTGATTTTTCTTCTAATATAGAAAAAATAGGGTTTAAAATTATAGACAAACATATAAATAAAGTTGGAAAATATTTGGTTTCAAAAAATGATTCAAACAAAACGGCTATAGTTAGATGTTATAATAAAGAAGATAATGTTGATGCCTCTGTTGTTTTTAGATGTGATATAGCAAAATCATTTAGAGAAAAGATAGATGGACTTCAGACTTATTCTCGTCTTGACAAAGAATCTGGTTTGTTATTTCCATATAATAGGCCTACTGATGTTTTTTATCATATGGGAAGCGTCAGCTATCCTATTGATATTATATTTATAAATGAAAATTTTAAAATCAAAAAGATTTCTAAAAATATTCAACCTGGATCCTTAGAGGTTTTCGGGTGCCATGGTGTTAAATATGTTTTGGAAATATCAGGCGGACTATCTGATGTATTAGGAATCAAGGAGTCAAACTCTATTTATATAGAACAAGGGGCAGACTTTGATGATGATTTATTGAAAATAGCAAACACAATTAAAAATTCAGGAGTTGATAAATATATATTTAAAAGATCTAGTGTATTAAAATCTGGATTTTATAATATATTAAATAATAAAATTTATGTTATAAATAATAATGAAAATCAACATTCTGTTACACAAATAATTAAAAATGCTTCATTAAATTATGAAAGTGAAAATAAAATAGTTGCTTTTGATATTGATAATTTATTTTTAAATAATAATTTTAAAATAAAACTATACAAACATGCGGCACCTGATGATGATAAAAGAATTTTTATAGGATTACACAATGAAGTTTTTTCTGCAGATAAGAATAGTTTTATAGAGGTAGGCTTGTCTGATATTGTTTCTAAAGGATTTTATGAAAAAATTAATTCAACTTATTCTGTGATTCCAAATGAATCTATGAGGTATTCAGATATTGATAACAAAGAGAGGGACAAAGCTTTGGAGAAGATATGCGAAACTGCATTGGACTCAAAAAAGCGCATAGTTTTTGTATCAAGAAAAAATAATGATAGAATAATTTTAGAAAATTTTCTTGAAAAAGAGATTGAAATCAAAAAAGGATTAAAAACATCCATATCAAGCGATCTTGTTCGAGTGCCAGAAGATTACGGTTCAAAAGATATATTTAAAGCATTAAAAGAAAAATATTCTGAAAACAATATTGAGCTATATAGCGACTCCTTAGTCAAGTCCGCAGGCATTCCTGTTCCAGATGATATAAAGAGCAAGGCAAAGCATGCTTTAAGATACTTCGATAGATCAAAAGATATGTGTGATACTTTGGTTGAAAACTTTAATAAAAATCTTGCTGCATATGAAAAGGTTCAAGGAAATAAAGATGTTATTTCAAATAGCAAAGGAAAATACAATCAGTCTGTAAAAAGAAATTCTAGAATTACAAAAAGAATGTTAATAAATATTAAAAATGGAATTAAAATATTAAATGATATAAAAGATATTTCTACAACATCTGAAATAATCAACATTATAGCAGACTCCTCAAAGGCTTCTTCCGAAGCAGTTAAAGAAGTTTTTGATTTAATAAACATATTAGATACCGATGATTTTATAAATCAATGTACGCAAAAAACTCAAAACTCAGAAAATGTAATTGACGACTTAAAGATGGCTCTATCTAGAGCTAAAGAGTATATAAATTCAGATATTTTGGGTATATTAATTTTATCGGAGTAATTAATGTTTATAAAATTTGGTGATAAAACGAAGAAAATCATAGTTAAAAATTCAAAAGAAGAATCAGATGATATTGATATTCAAGAAGAAAATACTATTTATTTAGACTCAGAAGATGAAGATGATAGAAGAATCAAGGCTTTGAAAGATCATCATTCTGCTAATAAAAAAGAAAATAAATAACAAAAAACTATGTAATTCAAAAAAAAATTACACAAAAAATATAAAAACTAATATTTATATAATGTTTGAATTATTCTGTTTATTATTCATAAGGGTTTGCTATGTTCAAGAAAGTATGCTTTTCTCCGGAAAATAACATTGTTGGTACTTATGATCAACAAGAAATACTTGCAAATCCAAAATTAATTCGACGTTTTACAAAACTAGCAAACAGTATAAAAAATATAGCCCCAAAGTCTGATGACTTTCTTTATTTTTCAATAGTCTTCCTAAAGGCGGCAGAGTCAGCATTGCTTGACGAAAAAGGCAGCCTTAAAAAAGTCTCAAGCGGAGAAAACGCTTGGGGCTTTTTTGATGAAAATTGGAAGTGGAATGGAAATGTTCAGCCTCATAGAAATAATAATAAAGATATATTTCCAGAAGCTGAGTTAATGAAGGCGGCAAATAGTTGGATTGGACTCCCTTTGTGTCGAGATCATGAATCAAGTTCTGTTGACGGAATTAGAGGAATAATCTTAGATACACATTACGATGAAAAATTCAAACAAATTATTGGCCTATGTGCTTTAGACAAGGTTAATTATCCAGAGCTAGCAAGAAAGGTCGAAACAGGCCTAGTCAGATATGGTTCAATGGGAACTGCCGTTGAGACATCTATTTGCTCTGAGTGTGGAAATCGAGCCACAACACAAGATGAATACTGCAATCATATAACAAATAAAACAGCGCATGGAGAAGTTAATGTTGGATTAAAGCCAATAGAATATAGCCTTGTCGTTCAGCCTGCTGAGCCTGGGGCAGTACTTTTGAAGTGTATAGCTTCTTTGCAGGAATATTCAAATGAATTTATAAATTATGGCGTTGACAATGTAGATCGAATGCTTGGAGGCTTAAGCTTAAAGCAAGCAGAACATTTAGAAGGAATAATGAAGACCGCCTGCGGAAAAGGCGGTTGTTCAGTAGATGAGAGAAAAAATATCGTAAGAGGATTTTTGGAGAATAATGGATTATTAAAAGCAGCCGCTGGTGGTTTCACTGATAATTCAGAAAGAGATAGAAATATAGCAGAAACTTTATCTGCAGTATCAGAGGCTACAAATGTTTTGGGAGACCCAAGCGTAACCGATGATGTTAAAAGTGTAATAAACAGTTTGATTAACAAGTTAAATGCAACAACTGATAAGTTAAGTGTAACAACCGAACCAGGTGTTGGTCCAGCTCCTAGAACAGAATTTACTACAGGTGAAAACGTAGAAGGTTCTAGACTACCGGGAGATGTACCTGAGTTGAGCGGAAGTACTAGGATGGGGTTAGCAGGCGGTGGACAAACCGAACAAAGAGAAGGTTTTCCATCGGAAGATGACCTCTTTCCATCTCCGTCAGGCGGCGAAGTTTTGACGGAGCTTGCTACGGACAACACTAATCGTAATATTAAATTAGCTAATAATGGCGTTAATAGCGATTATGTGGACGACTTTTCAATAAATTCAATAGTGGAGGATATCATGAATGAGTCAAGATTAAGAAAAAGAGCAGAGCTTCGCCGTCGTGTAGCATATATGCAAGGTGGATCTGATGGCGCAGAGCCAAATACATATAAGGGTGAAACCTTTGACTTCAAAAAAGATAAGCAAATGCAGCAGGACAAAGGCATGGGCGGCGACAATGGCATGTTCCCTGGAGACAAAGAGTCTAAGGAAAAGCTTAGCAGAGCCAAGCTTGAAGAAAGAAGGTTGCAGAGATTGGCCTATATGCAGGGCGGAGCCGATGGCGTTGAGCCAAATACATATAAGAACGAAGATTACAAAAACGTTCGAGACAATCAAGACAAGCACATGCTTCAAACCGGAAACATGGGCGGAACGTCAGGAATGTTCCCTGGAGATTCTCAAGCAAAAGAGAATTTACATAGAGCTTCTTATGCAAACAGAGGCCTAAGAAAGCAAGCCTATAGCGGGCCGGCTTTAAGCACTCGCTTTAGCGTTCGTCGTAACTCAAATGGCTCTGTTAATCACAACAGAAGTCTTTTTGAGGTCTTCTCAGGAAACAAGCGAGTTATAGCGGCTACTGCTGGAGATATTTTTGGCCCAGAGCTAAGAAATAATTGGAACTGGCTCAAGAGTAAGGAATATGGCAAAGAAGTTTGCGATCAGATTAGATCTTTTGGATTAAATAATGTTTCTAATCTTTTGAAGTCTGCACAGGAAGCTCCTGAGGCACTACCCCCTCTTCCTCCTCTGGACGCACCAGCGGGTGCAGAAGCTGATGCGGAAGGCGGATTGCCTGAGTTGCCACCATTGGACGAAGAAGGTGGATTACCACCATTGGATGAAGAAGGCGCAGACGAGGGCGAGGAAGGCGCAGACGAGGAGCCTGGAGAAGCTATTGACAATAGACTTGCAGAAATTGAACAACTTCTTGATGAAGTTAGAGATTTAGTGGCACAATTGCAGGATGATAGACTTGCAGATGTTGATGTAAATGTCTTTACCGGAAAGGATAAAGGCGGGCCAGGAGAGGAGATTGGAGCAGAAGAGGGCGGACTTGAGACTCTCTCTAATCATATCATTACCAACCTAAAGAGGGCTTATCGAAAGTTGGACGATTCTGCTGATGAGCTATCTATGGTTGCAGAAACATATGATAACATGTCCAAGCTTTCCCACTCTCAGCGAAGGGAATTTGTTAAGCTTGCCGGTTCTGCCTTAAGAGATGCAGACCAGATTACAGGTGAAACAAAGGCTCTCGTAGGTCTTGCAAAGACTGCTCAATCAGAAGGCGAAACAGATGAGGTTGTTGATTATGTTGAAGATGATGCAGTGTTTGATGAAAGCGAGGCTAATGATCAGAGTGTTGCAAACGAAGCTGACGATGATGCTGTTGATAGCTTGGTAACAGAAGCTATGAGTCTTAGACGCGGCCGTCGTAATGCGATTCTGAAGCAATCAGAAGATCGAATTCTAAAAGATCGCGCAAACAGTAGGGCAGCAATATTGAAGAATGCCGAAAGATCTGTTGCTAAAAATACCTCTAAACGAAAGGCTGTAAAGCAACCTGCAACAGTGAAAACTGCCTCTGCAGCACCAATGTCTACAAGGGCTAGTGCAACAAATGCTGTAAAAGAGTCTTTGAATGCTCACATTGTAACAAAGAAGGCTGACGAGGAAAGAGAGGGCTATAGAGTTAAGTTACGCAGAGCCTATGACGTTGGGTTGGAAATGCAAAGAAAAGGACTTTTGTCTACTACGAAAACTGCATTAGATAACCAGGTTGATGAGATAATGTCTTTTGATAATAATGCTTTCGAAGCATTCAAGAGAAGCATTGGTAATGCTCGCCCAGTCAAAAACATGAAGATTGCTTCAGACCTTGGCGGTTTAAACATTGGGGTAGAGTCCGATTCTGGCTCTCAACCTGTCTCTAACACAACATTGATGTCGGCTGGTGCCTTAGCATCTATGTGGGAATAGGAGAGAATATAATGTATAGCATTAGACGTAATGGTGATAATATTGCTCAAGAGTTTAATAGACTCTTGAGCAATAATCAAAATATAGTAAAAACAGCTCAAGACAGCGGAGGTGACGTAACTGATGATGTTCTAAAAGACTTGCTGGTTTCTAACGCTGAAGATGAATCTGATAAAGCAGAACCTGATAACGTAGCTGATCTGGAGAGCCAAGTGCGAGATATGGCCGATTATGCTGATTATGCAGATGATGATGAAGATAGTAAAAAAGAAGCTTCTATGAAGACTAATAGGTCTAGAAAGACTAATGGGTCTAGGAAGAAAGCAAGAGTAACCCCTTCTGGTGATCCGTTGGGTCATTATATAATGAGTGGATTAGGCAAGATTGCTGCCAGTTTGCGTAATAAAAATGAAGGATTTGCAGCGGATGTTGTAGAGGCTACTGCGTTTAGCATTAGAGAAGATCTTATTAAGGAATCAAATCGCAAATCAAATATAGCTGCTACTCTTAATAAGATGGCTTCTGACTTCCAAAATAGTGGGGATGGCTTTGCTGCAGACATGGTTAAAGCCACGGTTAGGAAAATCAGCAGTTAAAAATTTTTACTATTAATAGTAAAATAAAAGGGAGGGAAGCTTTTTCCTTCCCTTTTAATATTTTTATTTAGGGAGATAAGATTGCTGAAGGTTATTCACAGTGGTAATGCTCTTGCGATGAGTTTGCCAGTTGATCCAACTGCTGAGTTTGAACCAGGGATGTTCGCTCAGCTTGGATTGATTGGTAATGATATAGTTGCAAGCATAAGCGATGGAACTGCTCCGTTGGGCATTATTGATGACGTAAGGACAACCGCGTTTACAAAGGCTCAGACGGATGAGGTTGTAGTCATTGACGCGCAGTCATCTGAGATAGATAATAATGGAAACAGAGTTGGTTCGGTTGACGTTACAGGGGTTTTAGAATTTCCGAATGTTATTGAAAATAGTTTTACTTCTACTGTTTCTGTTGTTTTAAATACTGTAAATGGAGTTATAACAGTTCCTTCTGGTACAGAATTGAATCATGATTCGGATGGGGACGGAACCTTTGATAGCTTTAGGGTTATTGTGAATTATATTTATAGAGTTGCAGGAAAACCTGGAGATGATACAACTATTGGAAGCGGCCGCGTGACTATTCATTATCAACGAGGAATATATGCAACTGATCAATTTGATACAACTCAAATTTATCCAGTTAATTGTACTTTATATATAGGACTAGATGGAAAGCTGTCTTCTGAGCAGCCTACGGACAATCATCCGGGCGTTGCTCTATGCACAGGACCTCCTTCTGCGTCTATTGGAACATTAGAGTTTATGTTATTATAACTACTAATTATTTAAAATGTGATGATATACGTATATATTCTAGGAGATCCAAATGATTAACTCATGGAGCAAAGAAGACCTTGCCAATTTTGATAATAGCGAAGTATTTAAAGAGCTTGAGAAAAGAGTCATCGATACTGTAAAAAGAGCCGAAATATTGCAAGAAAAAATAAATTCGCTTGAAAAAACTGCATTAGATGTAAATACGGTTAAGGCGATCAAAGATGCTTATCCTGGAGATCCCGAAGGAGCAGGAAAAGCCATGGGCGCGATGGGCGATAATGCTTTTGACGAAGTGTCAGACGAAATTGCCGAAGATAGCCTTGATCTTGAAGATGATACATATGACGTAGGGCTTCAAAATGAAGTTCTTGACGACTTAAGAGGGTTGGTTGAAGCGGCTCTCCAAGAAAACAATGTTAAATTAGCTTACAGAATAGAAAGAACAATAGACGAAATTCTAGAGCAGGATGTAGCATGCGAATAAAGAAAGTTTCAGACAATAGTTCTTTAGATTCATATTTTAAAACTATGTCTAACTTCAACAAGAAGGCAGACTTTATTGGTTCTGGCTTTGAAAAGTTCGCGGCACCCAAAATTGATGATGCTGTTATGGCTGCTTCTAGAGCCGCCTTTGCAGGCGCAGATGCAGCAAGGTTCTCTGATGAAGCAAAGGCTGGTTTAAAACTTCTTCTTGGAGCTTCTGATGAAGCGGATATGGTTACTAAATTCAATAGAATGTCAGGCGATGTCGAGACGGTTTTAAAGGAGCTTGATACAGGAGGCAGGTATGCTACTGGCTGTACTCAAGAATGTGCTAGGGACTTAGTAGGCGCAATGCGAAACCACTTATATGGGCCTTCTGGCGCACGCGCAAATGTTGATGAAACTATGCAATTTATGGTAGCCACAATGGGGTCTACTGGCAATAAACAGGTAGCAAATGATATGATTGCTCAGATAAGAAGAAACCCAACTGTAACCCCTCCGACTGCAACATCAATAGACGACCTTATTGACGAGTATCATAGCGCAGGAAAACTTACTGGTGAGGCCGGCAGAGTTCCCAGCGGAAGCCCAACGCCCACTCCCCGGCCTCCAGACACACCAACTCCCCGGCCTCCAGACACACCAACTCCCCGGCCTCCAGACGCTGGAGTTCCCGGAGGATCTCTCAAGACTCCAGAGCAGAT